GAAGCATAATGACTTTTCTGCGTTCATATGTGCTGGTTTTGGCTACGACAATAATCTTTACATCATTGATGTAAAGCGTGGCAAATGGGAAGCACCAGCGCTATTAAAAGTTGCTAAGGACTTTATCAATAAGCACAAGGAAAGCAATACCAAGATTGGAAAACTTCGCTATATGGCTGTAGAGGATAAAGCTAGTGGTACGGGGTTAATTCAAACCATTGCTAAAGAAACAACTTTACCTATTCGGGCTATTCAGCGCGGCGATGACAAGCTATCGAGGACTATGGACGTCATTCTTTATGTTGAAGACGGCCGAGTCCTATTGCCAGCTAATGCACCATGGTTATTGAACTACGTTGAAGAAATTGAAGGGCTCTCCGCTGATTGGTCACATGATCATGATGACCAGTGGGACCCGACTATTGATGCGATTAATGATTCATTAGCTAAAAAGCCAACTGTATTTGATTAGAGGAAATTATGGCTGAAATTAAAAAGCCCGATGCAATTGGCGATGCAGGGGCGTACACAAACTTTGTCTCAAATGTTGGTACAGATCGCGATAAAGCATCACACGGATCATTTGTTAAGAAGGTTATTCCAGATGAGCAATTAGAAGCGGTTTATCAACATTGGTTAGCTAAGCGCATTGTGAACCGTCCAGCAAGCGACATGCTCCGAGCGGGTTGGTTTTATGAGGGCATTCAGGACAGTGATTTAGAGAAGTTAAAAGAGGCGTGTAAGGCTTTTAATTTAGATGGGGTGCTCTTATCTAGCTTGATCCTTTCTCGCTTGTATGGCGTTTGCTATGTGCTTCTAGGGACTGTGGACGGCGGCAACTTGGATCAACCTTTCGAGCTAAATAAATTGGGTATTGGACGTTTAGAGTTTTTTACTGTACTCAAGAAAAAGCAGATTGAGCCCGATACTTCAAAGTACTTGCCACCAAATGAGGCAGGTGGGCTTTTAAAGCAGCCTGAATTTTACAAGCTTAAACTCGATGGCAAGTCTAACCAAAGGATCCATCACACACGCTTAATCAAAGTATGCCATGCAGATGTAGTCAATGAAGAGCCTGTAAGTGTTTTACAGGAAGTTTATGAGGACCTTTTAGATCATGCCGCAGTTAAGAAAGCCACTGCTAGTTTAGTCCACGAATCAAAAATTGATGTAATTAGAACACCGCATTTGGTTGATAAGATCAAAGAGGATCTAAAAGGTGTAGCAGAACGCTTTCTTAGTGTTGGATTGCTTAAAGGTCTAAACGGCATGATCGTTTTGGATAAAGAGGAAGAGTATGACTCTAAATCTTATAGCTTTGGTGGTTTACCTGAACTTATGCGTGAGTATTCGATTCAAACTTCTGGAGCAGCTGATATTCCATATACGATTTTATTTGGCCAATCACCTGCAGGTATGAACGCAACTGGTGAGCATGACACTCGGAACTATTACGACAGTATTGCTACTAAGCAAACATGGTCATTAAAGCCAGTCATGATGAAGTTTTTAAGAGTGATTGTTCAAACAACATTTGGTCGTCAGTTTCCAAGCTTGGATGTTGTGTTTAACCCACTATGGCAATTAGACGCTAAGGTCCGCTCTGAGGTTGAAAAGGCCAACGCAGAACGGGATTCCAAGTATTTAGAAATGGGCATCATTACCGAGCCACAGATAGCAAAACAGCTTGTTATTGACGGTGTTTATTCAGTGATTAATGAAGATCATATCAAAGTGCTTGAAACAATGGTGAAGCCAGATGACAACGATAATTCAGATACTGAAACCACACCTCCAGCAAGCGAAGAAACGTAAGAAAGGGCGTAAAGCTTCTAAGCCTAGAGCCGTGCACGTAAATCGCCGTGTAGAGCTTTATTACACAAGGCAATTGCTTGCTATATCTATATACTGTCAGGAACAAACCAAGGATCTTGTTATTCCAACGGTTGGTCAGAACATCGGTGATGCTTGGTTTTCTGACATGATGACGGCGTTTAGGGAAAAGCTGACAAAGTATGTTGTTGAGATTTCACGACCATTGGCCACAAAAGTTGTGACTGATACCCAAAAGGAAGTGGACAAGCAAATTGCAGAGCACACCAAAACAATTATTGGTGTGGATCTCACGCCGTTTTACCGAGCTGCTGATATTCAGGATGAGGTAGATCTAAACATCACGGCAAATGTCAGTTTGATTAAGTCTATTCCGCAGCAATATGCCGATAAGCTTGAGGTATTAATAACAAATGCTTTGCAGACTGGACAAACCAATGAAGAGCTGGCCAAAGCAATTAAGCAATTGGGCTTATCTACTGATTATCGTGCGAGGCTTATTGCTGGTGATCAGATGGGCAAGATTAACGGCCAGATTAACAAAGCCAGACAGCTTTCAATGGGTGTTGAGACATACACATGGCAAACGGCGAAAGATGAGCGAGTACGGCCTGATCATCAACATAAGCAGGGTAAAACCTTTAGATGGGATTCACCACCAGATGGCGGACATCCCGGTCAGCCTATACGGTGTCGTTGTACAGCATTGCCTAACTATGAGGATATATTGATTGATTAATACAAGTCATTTATGAGATTTTTATAGTTCATAAATATCGAGTTAATTAATTAAATTAAAAGGGGTGGGATGTGGAAATTAAAAATGAAATTGCAAAAGATTATGAAGAATATTGCAATCAAAGGTTAATATCTGAATTTGGTAATTATAAGGCTGGTGGACATAATCCAATGCATTTATATCATCGTTATAAATACAGAATATTAGATGCACATCCTAGACAAGTAATTGAACCACCTAATTTTATTATTCCTACAGAACACTTATCTGCATATGAAAAAATTATTACAGATATAAAATCAGGAAATCCTTTAAACAAATATCAAAGTCGAAATCTTAAAAGGCTAGATTATGATGATGATATGTTATCCCATTGGAGAATTCAGCACTTTCATTTAGGGGAAACTTTAGAAAGTGATGGATTTGTATCTCGAACATCGGATTTATTATTTATTCATTTTTCTAATACCGACGCGCATATTATTGGAATTTTCTCACATGGTGATTGGTGTGATTTAGATATTATTGAAACAATTCATAATAATTGGCCACAAATTCTTATGAAATTTAAATGCGAAACGAATAGCGAGCCGCTAACAGAAGATCAATATCGTATTTTGAGAAGTAAAAATTGTAATGTTGCAGTTAGAGTTAAAGATGGAACTGAGTACTATCCACCTGGCTTAGGTGTTGTTTCTAGTGGTTCTCCTATACAGGCAATTGTAAATGTTCAGCATGTCTTAATTAATTTCGAGAATAAATTTAATGAGATTGTTTCTAATATAGACCAGATAATTGATGAAGATCCTCAGAAAAGAACAACTGAAATAGCAACTATAGGCTTAGAAATGGATAAGGTTAATCAAAGGTTTGTTTATAAAATCAAAGAAACAGGCTATAGATTTACTTTAAATTATTAATAAGAAATCATGCTTTAAGTATTTTGAAGTCAAACCCACCAATTGGTGGGTTTTTTATTGAGCGCAATTTATGAAAAACATTTACCTCTTCAAGGTAGGTGACTTTGCGCCAAGCGAATCGACACGCTCATTTACCAAAGAGGGGTATCTGAAATGCGTCAATGTTCGCTTAGCTAAAGCGCCTCAGGTCCGTCAGTACTACGCCTATGAGTTCCCATCTTTAGAGGGATATTCAGCAGACCAGATCATCAACATCTATACGCCTGCAGAAGAGCTCTTTAAGCCTGAAACGATTGCAAGTTTCAATGGCGTAGATGCTACTGACTATCACCCACCTAAAAATGAAATTAATGCCTCTAACTGGAAGGATTATCACATTGGTTATTGTGAGAACGTCCGACAGGAAGGCGATTATCTAGTGGGTGATCTGCTCATTAAGGACAAGATCAGCATTGATCTGATCCAAAGTAACGAGCGCATTGAGATGTCGCTTGGCTACGGGGCCATGTTAGTTGTTGAGCAAGGTACAGCGCCAGACGGTACGCCGTACCAAGCTAAATTTATCAATTTTAATGGTGATCACATAGCTCTCGTTAAGTACGGGCGCTGTGGTGGTGATTGCCGCATCGGTGACGAAAAGCAAACTCCAAAGGGGAAAACAATGGAAGTAAGTGTAAACGGTATTCGTTTTGACATTGGCGATAACAAGCCCTTGGCGGATGCATTAAAGCAGCAACAAGAGCAGCTGGAAAACTTGAAGGCTGCAAAACTTAAAGTTGGTGATAAGCATTTTTCTATCGGCGATGAACTAAACGCAGTTCAAGCTGTAGTAGATCAATTGCATACCGAAAAAACCACTCTTGAGCAAAAAGTGGGAGATCTGGAAAAGAACCAAATGACTCCAGAAAAGGTTGAGCAAGCCGCTGCCGAACGTGCAGCTGTGATTGCCGATGCTAAAGCATTGGTGCCAACGGTAAAAACTGAAGGCTGCACATGTGAGCAAATCAAACGTGACGTTATTGCAGCTAAAGCGGGTGATGCTTTAGTAACAGCTTTAATGGGTAGCGTTGCTGTAGGAGATGCAAAGCCTGAGCAGATCAATACAACTTTCCGCGCATTGTCGGCTGTAAAAGGAACTCATCCATCGAACCCGGTGGCCGATGCTTTGAACCACCAACAAAATATTAATGCTGGTGATGGTAAACCTTCTGGCGGTGGGGAAGAAAAGACCTACAGCAAAGAAGACGCATACAAAACAATTTAAGGGGATGTAAATCATGGTTAAGCAATACGATGCCGCACCAGGTATGAAGTTTCACCTCATTGGGCCAGAGGATATTTTATCCCTGCCTGTAGCTGGTGCCAGCTTGGTGAACGATGGTGATGTGGTTGTACGAAGTACTGACGGAAAAACAGTTTCAGCGGTAACTGGTGCAACTAATACCAAGTTTGGAATTATCGTACGTCATGGCGTAGGCAAATCAGGTAAAACGGCAGATGGCAAAGAAGCTTATAAAGCAACAGATGTCGCACCAGTGATGACGATCGGCTCGATCTACGTGAAGGTCACAGCACCAGTCACTGACATTACCGCTAAGGTTTATGTCAAAACAGCTAACGGAACTACAGCAGCGCCGTTAGGTTCTTTATCCCCAACAGCATTAGATGGTACAGAGTTACCGAACGCATCTTGGGAAACAATTTCAAATGAACAGGGCTTAGCTGCTGTTCGCTTACGCGGGGCATAATAATTATGAGTAAATTGGCAGCGATGAAGCTACGTTTAACACCAGTAGCTCAAGTGGTACAGGCAAACATTGGTGATGCATTTAATATTGATGCATTAGCTCAGTTATTCGTTAAATTGGAAGAATTTAACGACATGGACCCACAGCTTCAGCAAGTCATGGATTATGCGAAGTACATCCCAGTTAAACCTGTAAGTGGTGTTTTTGGCGGTGGTGAAGTCTTAACCCGTAAAAAAGGCGTGGGGATTGGTAAAGAATATTCAGGTACAGGTAATGACATTCCTGTGGCTGAAGTTGACTATGACACTGTTTCACTACCAATTAAGGTAGGTACAATTAGTTATTGGTATTCAGTACTTGAACTAGAAACTGCTCAGAAAATGAATGTAACGCTTGAAGCTGATAAGGTTCAGGCGGCACGCTTAGCAGCTGAGAAGCACTTAAGTAACATTGCTTGGTATGGGAATGATGCTACTGGTATCAAAGGTTTCCTAAATCAAACTGGTGTAACCGTGGTTACAGCTCAACATAATTGGGCTACAGCAACCATTGAAGAAGTACTATCAGATTTCAACTCAAGCCTAGCTGATGCAGAAGATCAGATTGATGGTGATGTTTCAGTTCAGCCTGACACTTATTTGATGGCATCAAATCAGTACAAGCATCTTTCAACTCGAATCGTCCCTGATTCTGGTGGCAAAACTTTCTTAAAGTTCATTGAAGAAAATAACATCTTTGCCACTCAAAATAAGCCTTTAACCTTCCGTGGTTTAGGTCGTTCAAACGGTAAAGGTACAGCTGATGCAGACCGTTCTATTATTTATCGTCGTGATCCATCATGCATTCAAATGAAATGTAATGACGTCACTTTCTTGGCAGCTCAACCAGTTGGCTTAGATATCAAAGTGCCTGGTCACTACAAATATCAAGGCGTATGGTTGAAGCGTGTTGATTCTCTTCGTTACTTGGATCACGTGTAAGGATTAAAACAGTATGAAATATTCTTATATTTATAGCGGCTTACAAGCCGCTTTTGTTTTTTCTGGTGTTGCTGTTTTGCCTACTGGTACCCCAACGCTTGTGGATGAAGAATCACACAAGAAGCTTTCTAAAAATAAGTTTGCTAAACATCTTATTGATATCGGTGAGCTCGAAGTTCAGGAAATCCCAGATGATGAGCCAAAAACAGCGGGTAAAACAGGTGGCCGTGGTGGTAAAGGCGGCAAATCAAACGATGCAGCTAGTGACGCATCTAAGGCTGCAGATGAAGCTGCTTTGGCCGCTGTGAAAGCTGAACTAGCAGCGCTTGAAGTAACGTTCAGTGATGATGAAACACTTGAGCAGCTTCAAGCTAAGTTAGCTCAGGCTAAGGAATAAGGTAGACATATGGACGTACAAACGTTTCGCCAGAAATTCTCTACCGATACGGCTTTAGTCAGTTTGCCTGATGCAAAGATTCAAGATGCATTAGAAGAAGCAGATCTGGTCGTATCTCAAATTGAGTTTGGCGCATTAAAGGAGCGTGCTGTAGGTCTATATGCAGCGCATATTCTTAAAGTAGGCATCTCAAGCGGCAACGGTGCCGCTTTTAGTAACGCCTCGAGCATGACAATCGCGGGCCAAAGCGTGAGTTATTCCCGATCATCGAAAGAAGCTTTCTATGATCTCAGCATGTATGGCCAGCGTTACCTTGCCTTAAAAAATTCCATTCCAATCGATGATGAAGGCACAAACCCTAATCGTTTAGGTGTTAGTGCTTTTGTTGTATAGGAGAGACACATGCCTTTTAAATATCAGGCACCAGAAGGTTACAAGCCAACTAAAATCGTTATTGCTGGGCAAAACCTAGATATCAAAAACGGCGTTTTAGAATCGGTTAATGACATTATCCATATTTTAAAGCCCTTAGGTTTTGAGCGTTACATTGAAGTGGTTGAGCCAAAGAAATCGGCGGCATCTGCTAAAGAGTAATTAAGCTATGAGCGATTATCGTGTTGATAGCCAAGTCAACTTTGATGAGATGAATGATCGCGTTAGGTTTGAAATAAGACGCACGATTAACGCTCTTACTTTACGCTTACAGCGGATTGTTCAGGAAGATATGCTGAGTGGCCAACGGCTGAACGTACAGTCTGGCCGCTTGCGTGGATCCGTTTCATCTAAAGTAGATGAGGATAAGGATTCGATAGAAGGAACGGTGGGAGCTGGTGGTGCATTAGTACCTTATGCACCTGCACATGAGTTTGGTTTAAATGGTTCTTTGGGAGTTAAAGCACACCTAAGAACAATTAAGCAGGCTTTCGGCCGACCTATATCACCGGTTCAAGTCAATATTAAAGCTCATTCAAGGAATGTACGTTTTAGAGAATTGCGCTTTATGCGTGATTCACTGGATATCGTGGCCAAGATTGTGCCGAAAAATATTGATGCAGCAATAGAGCGGGGTTTAGCAAGTGGATAGCGAAGCAATCTATCAAGCGTTGTTTGATCGGTTAAGTACAAAAGTAGAAGGATTGATTACCGTAAGTCGCCGTTTACGTCACTTTAACCATGTAACACCAGAACAGCGCCCGGCCATGTTTATTACACAAGGCAATCAGCAGGAAGTACCTGTACATGGTATGGATTCAAAAGTTGAACTTGCTGCTGAGGTGTATCTCTATATCCATGAGGCTGATAGAGCTAAACCTCCATCATCACAGATGAATATATTCATCGATCGTGTACGTGAAGCTATTAAACCCGACCATCCAGATTTTAATGAGTGTCAGACCTTAGGAGGTTTGGTTGAGCATTGCTGGATTGAAGGCATAATAGAAGTGTATGAAGCAGTAGAAAATATGCTGGATGATCAGGCGATTGCAATTATCCCTATCCGGATCCTTACAACCAATTAACAAAATATTCATTTTATGACCGCCTCGATGGCGGTTTTGTCATTTTAGAGAGGTCAAAATAAATGGCTCAATATTTATTTGGTGCCGGCAAGATCTTTGCCACACCGATTCAAGATGTATACGGGCAACCGATTAGTAATCCCACACCAGTTGAAGTGGGGGTTATGCAATCCGTTGGTGTAGATATTAGCTATGACTTAAAAGAGCTTTTCGGTCGTGGTCAATTTGCTGTAGATGCTGCGCGTGGTAAAGGTACCATTAAATGTAAAGCTTCTTTCGGGCGTATTAACGGTACTTTGTTAAATTCCATTTTTTTCGGTGGTGTTGTTGCTGAAGGTGGAATCGAAACAGTTTCCCAAACCATTAATGGTGAAGTGATTCCGGCTGGTGGCACTGTTACACCGGTTGTTCCTAACAACGGTACATATGTAAAGGATCTAGGCGTAACAGATGCTAAAGCAATCCCACTTAAACGTGTAGCTTCAGCACCAGCAACAGGGCAATACAGTGTAGATGCGGCAACCGGTGCTTATACATTTGCTGCTGCAGATGCAGGTAAAACGGTATTTATTACCTTCCGTTATTCAGCAATGGTGGCGGGCGCTAAATCAATCACTGTCTCAAACCTAGATATGGGTTATACGCCAGAGTTTGCCGTTGACCTTCAACGTGACTACAAAGGTAAGTTCATGCACATGAATTTCTTCCGTTGTACCAGTAACAAATTAGGGTTTAGTTCAAAACAGGACGATTACGACATTCCTGAGTTTGAATTCCAGCCAATGGCTGACGATCTTAACCGTGTTTTCAAAATCGATTTATCGGAGTAATGCCAGATGCAATTTAAGCAAGTTGAAAACCCTCGTGGCTCTACAGTTATTGTTGATGGTCAGCCATTTGTTTTTGCTCCATTGTCTCTTGGTGCAGTTGAAAAACTATTGCCGGCACTTCAATCATTCAAGCCAGATGATGTCGGCACAGTAATTGATGTGGCACACAAATCATTGAAGCGAAATTACCCCGATATTACTCGTGATGATGTTGCAGAGATGCTATTTATGGACCAGCTCACAGAAGTGATGGAAGCTGTAATGTCTGTGTCTGGTCTAAAAGGGAATGACGACAACTCTGCAGGTGGCTCGGGGGAATAGACTGGGAGGAGTTGTACACGCATTTAGTGCTGACGATAGGCAAAGATTACGACTATGTGCGTAACGAAATGGATCTGCCAAGATTAAGGGCATTAAGTGCGTATCAGCAAAGTAACCCTCCCGCACATATTGGAATACAACGCCTTTGTCGTATCTTGGAGGCATTTATGGGAATTGAGGAAACTGAACCAGTTAAAACAATTTCTAATGAAGATGATGAAGACGATATGCTTGAGGTTTTAGAAAGTTTTCCGCAGGGTGGTTAATGCTGCCCTATTTGCAAAATGTGTAAGCGTTGGTTAAAGTTTGTAAATTAAAACTTTATAAGGATAAATCTGTGGCTTTAACTAATTGTAAAGAGTGTGGGGCTCAAGTTAGCACTCAAGCTAAAAACTGTCCAAACTGTGGGGCTAAAGTCAAAAAGCGCTCTATTCTTAAGTGGATTTTTTTAGGATTCGTCATTCTGTTTATTATTGGAATCATTGCTGGTGGTGGTGAAGGATCTTCTTCATCAAATAGCACTAAAGAATTGTCACCTAAAGAAGATGCACTTAAAAATACTGTCTTAGATTATGATTGGGCAAAAGGTGGTTTTGATAGTGTCATGTTAGTTGATTTTAAAATTAAGAATAATAGTAAATATGACATTAAAGATATCACCGTAGAGTGTGAACACTATTCCAATAGTAAAACAAAGATCGACAGCAATAGCCGAGTAATTTATGAGATTGTTAAAGCTGGTGAAACTAAAACAGTCAAACAATTTAATATGGGCTTTATACATTCTCAAGCTGCATCGTCAGGTTGTGGAATAACTGACTTAGTTGTTATTCAGTAAGTATTCTGCGTCAAAATTAACCCCGTTCTAACGGGGTTTTTTATTTTAATTTACCTTGCATCGGCAAGGTTTTTTTATGCCTAAGAGGTAGGTATGGCAAATAATAACCGTGTTGAAGTACATGTCGGTGCAAAAACTTCTGAGCTCAAGGAGGGGATACAAGATGCAGAAAAAATAGTTTCTGATGCTTCCAAGAAAATTGAAAACACCGGAAATAATATCGACTTTAAACTTGATCTATCAAATATGAGATCAGAGTTAAATGGTTTTGCATCTGGCCTTTCAGAGAGATTTAAAACTGTAGGGAACGATATTAAAAGCTCCCTTACCAGTGGCTTATCTCTAGTTAAAGGCGGATTTTTTCTTGGCATTGGGCAGGAAATTGCTAGAAGTGTCGCCGAAGGGGTGGCTGCAATTCCAGATCTAGTTTCCGCCGTAGGTAAAGCGTCTAAGGAGCTAGAAATTCAATCACGCTTGGCTAATGCGAATACTAATGAATTCCAAGAATGGGCCTTCGCTGCAAAAAAAGTAAATGTCGAGCAGGATAAGCTTTCGGACATCATGAAAGATGTTAACGATAAGTTCGGTGACTTCATGCAAACGGGCGGCGGAGAAATGGCCGACTTCTTTGAAAAGATTGCCCCTAAAGTTGGTGTTACTGCAAAACAGTTTCAAGGATTATCCGGTCCACAGATCCTTGAGAAGTACTACCAGACATTACAAAAGGCAAATGTCTCACAGGCTGAAATGACTTTCTACATGGAAGCCATTGCGAATGATGCGACTTTATTAGCGCCATTACTGGATAAAAATGGACAAAAATTAAAAGAGTATGCAAGACAAGCGCATGATTTAGGCGTAATCATGAGTGAGGATGCAATTGCTGCCACTAAAGAATTTAATACAGCATTAGAGACCATCCAAACGACCTTACAAGGCGTTTTAACACGTTTAGCTGCTCAAGCCGCACCAGCATTAACGGATTTAGCAAATCAATTTTTGACATTTGCTGTAGATTCCAAAGATGCCATTGATGATTCCATTAAATCAATTATTGGTATTTTTGAAAGTCTCTTTTCTATTCTGAGTGAACAGTTCACTACCATTGCAGGAATATGGAATGATTTAACGGGAAACATTGGTGACGATGCAAATACACAGATAGGTTTTATGGATGCTATTTCTGTAGCGTTGCGTGCACTGGGTGTTGTAGTTACTGGATTTCAAGTTGGGGTTCAATCGGCTTTTGCAATTATTCGCGCCGTCGTTGTCACAGTTTGTCAGGCCTTAATCATTGCTTTTAATGGTCTTATGGCAGGCTTTGATATGGTGCGCAATACCATTCAGTTCGGCTTAGATGTACTTCAAGTTAAATTTCAAGCATTTGGTAGTGTCGTTAATAATATTCTTCACTTCAATTTCTCAGGTGCGAAAGCAGCTTGGGAGGGTGGATTATCTCAGCTTGGAGGTATTACCGAACGCTATACAAACCAAATGAAAGGTCGAATGAACGATCTTAAAAACTCTTGGAATAATGGCGCTTCAACCGCTGCTAATTCGCTTGTCACAGCAGGTAAGAGAATTCTTGATGTAACAACTGCAGGTAATCAAAAGATTACTAATTATGTTTTTAAGGATCCAACTACTCCACTTGGGCCACCTAAGCCACCAAAACTTGCACTAGGCTCTGCACCACCAAGTATTAATAAGGGTATTGGTACTGGTGTAAAAGATGACAAGGGCGGCTCTAAATCATCTGCAAAATCCAAAGCTGAGCAAGAGGCTAAGGAACGGCAAAGACAAGCCGAGCAGGCAGCTAAAGCACTTGCTGATATTCGGTATAAATATGCATCCGAAGAAAAGAAAGTGGCTCTAGATCTTCAAAAGGCATTAGATGAGATTGAAAAATCTAAGATGACGGCCGATGAAAAAGCAGCTGCTAAAGTCAAAGCTGAAAAGGATGCCTCAGACAAGATTATTGCTATCCGTTTAAAAGAGTTTGAGGAATACAAAAAAGCTCGTGAAGAACAGATAGACAATTATCAGCAGCAAGCACAACGCTTGTATGAAATAGAGGCTGCGCGGATCCAAGCTGAATATGATGCTAAGAAGATTTCAAATGTTCGCAAAGTTCAATTAGAGAAGCAGCTCGAAGATCAATTACGCGAAATTAAACGACAAGGTCTTTTAGAGCGTCTTGCGCTTGAGAACGAGCAAACTGGAATCACTGGCAAACAAGGTAATCAAAACCAAATCACGAACAATATATCTGATTTAGAGACAGATCAGAAAGTTTCTGACACTAAGTCTATGGGCTTAATCAGTGATGCGGAAATGAAAGACTTTGAAGCTAAGTTCGGTGGGTTTACTTCTCGGCTTGCAAACCTTTGGGATCAGGGCATTCAGTCTTTAATGAATGGCACATTGACATGGAGTAACGCAACTAAAGCAGTACTTGCTGACATGGGTGCATTTGCCTTGCAATCTGCTACTAAAGAGCTTCAAGGCTGGCTAAGAATCCAAGCGATTAAATTAGCACGTAAGCTCGGTTTCGTCGGTGCTGAAACGGCAGCCGAAGCTTCAGGTCAAGCTGCACAAACAGGGGCAACGATTGCAGGTGAAGCAACTCGTACCAGTGTTACTGCTGCGGGTGGTTTGGCTCGATTGGGCTTAAAGGCTGCTGAAGCTATCAAGGGCATCATGATGTCTGCTTGGGAAGCAATGGCGGGCGCATTCAAAGCAATGGTTGCCATTCCATACATCGGTCCAATTCTCGCCGTAGGTGCCGGTGCTGCTGCATTTGGTCTAGTAGCCGGCCTTGCTGGCAAGATTAAATCTGCTCGAGGCGGTTATGACATTCCATCCGGTGTGAATCCTGTTACTCAGCTACATGAAGATGAAATGGTTTTACCTTCACAACATGCAAATACCATTCGTGAAATGGGTAAAGCTATGCGTAGTGGTGCAAGTTTCGGAGCAGCTGCAGCAACTGAAGGCGGAGGCGCTGGACCAACAATTCATATTAGTGCTGTGGATGCAAAAAGTATTGAGCGGCTATTAAAAAATAATGGTCGTGCAGTCGCTAGTGGCTTACATAGCTATGTTCGTGGCTTTGGTAAGAATGGTAAGTAAGGGGGTATAAGTGTCAAACGTATTATTTCCAGAGTTACCCGGTCTTGAATGGGATACTTCAATTACTCCCATGTTCAACACCAAAATCATGACTTCAATTAATGGCCGAGAACTCCGTGCGAGTTTTCAGTCCGCACCGAAATATGAAATCTCGTTGTCTTACGCATTTTTGCGTGAAAATAAGGGGAGAAAGGAATTGCAGCAACTACAAGGTTTTTATTTAGAGCGCCGAGGGGCGTTTGATTCATTTCTTTATAAGATGCCTGAGGATAATGAGTTTAGCTGTACCTTTGTTGGTGATGGAGCTACTACCTCATTTCAGCTTTATAAGGATATGTATACAAGTCAATTGCCACTCGGAAATACCGAAGAGCAAATTGTCGGTGAAGTAGATCCTAATATGTGGAATCAAACCCCGGTTAAAAACATGTGGAATTCCAACCAAGAAAAGTTGATGTGGAATACAGCATCTGCTCAGGTGACGAGTGACGGCAAATACATTCTTTCACAGCCAATTGAAGAGGGAGTAGAAGTAACTGTAAAGGGCACTTTCTATTATCGATGCCGCTTTAAAGATGATACTCAACAGTATGTCAACTTTATGCATAAGTTGTGGAAGGCGAATAAGGTTGAATTAATTGGATCTCTAGGAAATAAGATATGAGACAAGCATCACCTAAACTTATTGCCTTGTTAGATGCTGATCAGTTCATCATGGCAGATCTGTACACCATCACTACTATACAAGGCATTGAATATTGCTATACCAACTATGACGTAAATTTGACCGTGCAAGGTAAGGAGTTTCGTGCTGATGGCCCAATCATTAGCCGCGAAGGTACTAGCCTTTCTTTAGGAATAGAAGTTGATAATTTATCTATCAAAATTGAAACCAATGAAAGCACAAAGTTCGGTGACGTGCCTGTAGCACAGGCTTTTCATAACGGCGTTTTGGATGGTGCTCGTTTTAAGCTTGAACGTATTTTTATGGATATAAACACTCCAACTGATACAAGTGCAGGCACTTTGGTTTTATTTGAAGGTCGCATTGTTGAGCCTGAACTCGATCGTTATGAAATTAACGCTAGCGTGGTTTCAGAAGTAGATGACTTAAAACTTCAAATGCCAAGGAACTTATATACACCAGGTTGCTTAAATACCTTGTTTGATAGTGCGTGTGGACTGCTAAGTGCTGATTTTGCCGTGAATACGTCTATCGGGCCTAATAGTACACCTAGCCGCATCCTTTGTGACTTAAGTCAGCCGCAGGGGTGGTTTACACAGGGGGTTATAGAATTCTTGGAAGGTGCAAACATTGGTATTAAGCGTACAGTCCGTTTGCATGAATCGGGCGCATTGCTTCTAACTCTACCACTTCTCGACATGCCTGCTATTGGAGAAGCAATTCGAGTGTATCCGGGTTGTGACAAACGACTCGATACATGTACTAACCGATTTAATAACCGTGCTCGGTTCCGTGGTGTTCCATTTGTACCAGTACCTGAAACCTCAATCTAATTTTTTTACTTAACCCAAGCCCTGCAAATGCAGGGCTTTTTATTGGGGGGAAGAAATGCCTTTACCTAATGCTGACCAGTTCGTGGGTCAAAACGTTACAGAATCAGGGTTTAAAGATGCCCAAACACAGCTTATTAACTACCTTGCAAATGAGGTACCTTCTGCTAGTGATGTTGATAACTCAATTGACAATAAAATGGCTGAGCTTAAGGATTTTAATAAAGCAATTGGTCAGGAAATTGTTATTGGCTCTACTGATAATTCTGGAGCAACTTTAAATAATGTCCCAGTTGGAACTTATGTTCTTAACAAACCTGTTTCAGCAGGAACTGTAATTCGTAAAATTTCCTTTGTTTCAAAGTTTGCAGTTGGCACAGCAACCATTAAGGTTTTTACGTTATCAAATGGAACATTTACATTATCACGAATAGTTGAGAGTCTAACTGTCAGCCATATAGGTTTAAATGAGTTTGATAATGTTAATATTGTATTAAATGAAGGCGAATACTTAGCGTTCTCAGTTGTTAGTGCTGGTGTAGTTGCTTATATCAACAAAACCACTCCAATCCCGACCTATTTTACAAATCCTAGCGCTACGGCAACTTCATTTCCAAATACAGCAGCGGGATCGACAGCAATCTTGCAAATAGCCTTTCACATGTTCCCAAACCTAGAAGGGATCGCTTCTACATTCTCCGATCTTGATAATCGGGTAATTGGGAATACATCAATTCTGTCTAATGTTGCTGATATACAGAAGTTTGGCGTTCATTACACCCCGGTTTTTGCCTCTGGAAATGCAAATGTTGCGCAATGGATTCCAGCCAAAATAGCAGATAAAAATGGAGTTGTGACTAAGTTTTCAACCTACGCTTCAGCATCTGGAAAAGTACAAATAGGCGCATACCTGAAATCTGGAACTCACTTTATTCGTCAGAGATTTCTTGAAGTTGATGTAAATATTGGCTTGAATGAAATTGATGTCAGCTTACAGGTTAATGTAGGTGAATATATTGGTTTACGTACGTCAGTTGTTGGACAAACAGTTTACGTGGCTGCAACAACTGATCATGATGGAATTTATAGTACTACAAGTCTATCAGATGACGCAGAGTACACGACAAATCCAAATATGAGCTATGCCTTCCAGTTTAGTTTTGATCAGTTCTTTAGTAAGTTGCCTGCTTCGAGTGTGCCAATTGATCCCAATAATCATTGGTTAAATCAGGTTCTCTCCACCTTTGGTGATTCTATCACTTGGTACTATTTACAAGCTTTTGCTAGTAGTCATCTTGAATATGGTCAAACTGCGCGCGGGTACCAAACAAAAGTAAAAGAAATCCTGGGTTGTATTATTGATAATCATGGACAATCTGGCTGGGACATGACGCAAATCTACAATAGCCAAATTAAGCTATTTAACTTTGCAAATACTTATGCAACGACAATAACCAGTGGGGCAAATGATTGTCGAAAAGGTGTAAAAGTCTATCCCTCAGAAGGTACTCCTGAAACAACAGAAACTGAACCTAGACCAATTGGAAGCACCTTCGATACAACGACATATGTGGGTGCTTTACAAGCATCGATTGAACATGTAATCACTTCAAATCCGACATGCAAGATTTTTCTTATTACCCCAATTCGCGGTTGGTATAACGAGTACAACACAGCGAATGTACCTAACGAGGATCCTAATGTAGTTGGTTTAATGTCTGAAGCATATGCGGATGCAATGAAAAAGGTTGCAAAGCTTTATGGTATCCCATGTTTGGACTGGTATAACTTAACAGAGCTAAATGATCTAAATAAAAATCATTGGCTTGGTGATAACCCAAATGTGTTTACATCTTATCTACTTCACCCGACCAATGCATTTTTTGATCGAATGGGTGAGGTGTTAGCTTACTTCTTAAGGCAGTACTGATATGAAAAATATAGAAGCTGTACAAGAGGCGTTAACTTGGCTAGGCACACCTTACCATCACCAAGGACGAGTAAAAGGTGTTGGGGTAGATTGCGGAACTTTGATCTGTGAGGTCTACGAGAAGGTAGGACTGATGGATTATTTGGATCCGCGACCATATCCCCCAGATTGGCACATGCACCAGATGGGGCAACGCTACTTAGAGCTTATTCAAGGCGTATGTGATCCAGTCGAAGGGCCACCGCAACCGGGCGACATCGTTTTATATCACTTTGGCAAATGCATTAGTCATGGTGCAATTGTCATCGAGTGGCCGCAGGTCATTCACAGTTATATCCATCAAGGAGTCATTATCCAAGATGGAACAAAAGGAAGTTTAGCCCGGCGGATTGCCGGGTTTTTTCGTATGAAGAGGCTAAAAGAATGAGTGGTGTTTTTGGTAGTACAACAATTAGTACGTCAGATACACGTATTAATTCAATGCGTATCCAGCAATCTGCTTATGGGCTTTGTCAGCCTTTGGTTTACGGGAAAACCCGTGTAGCAGCTAATATGTTTTGGTATGGAGATTTTACAGCTACTCCTCATACAACGGTTCAAAAGTCTGGAGGTAAGGGCGGAGGCACTAAAACAAGTAACACAACATTTAGTTATAGTGCATCTCTCATGCTTGGCTTGTGTGAAAATCAGATTAAAAAGATTGGCTTGATATGGGTTGATAAGGAGCAATTTGTTTCCAAGCAAGAAGGATCCATTGTTTTAGATCCAATTGATCAGCTTAAGTTTGAATTATTTGATGGAAACAATAACCCACCGTGGGGTTGGTTAGTTTCAAAACATCCTAATCAAGCCATAAATTATCCCTATCTTGGATATGTGGCAGCTGCAAATTATGAGATGGGGAATAGTGCAAGCCTTTCAAATCATAACTTTGAAGTGATTAGTACAATTACTTTGTCAGATACTATTGATGATGCTAATCCTGCAGATGTGATTGAAGACTTTATTACGCATCCACGTCATGGGGCCGCGCCTAATCTAAACATGGCAGATTTAGAAGAGTTCCGTACCTATTGCCGAGCAGCCAACCTTCTTATTAGTCCAGCATTCACCGAACAACGTGCAGCTTATGAAACGATTAATGAGATTGTCGAAGCTGTAAATTGTGCTGTGGTACCAAGTCCAGACGGTTTAAAGATCCGTTCTTTTGGTGACTCGGCAATTACAGGTAACGGTGTAACTTTTACTCCTGATCTAACACCTGTTTATCATTTAACAGATGATGATTTTATCGGTGATGATGAACCGGTACGAGTACGCCGTAGCCGTGATACAGATGCTTATAACCATGTTCAGATTGAGTACATCAACCGATACAACCAGTACAACACAGAGACTACTGAAGCGAAGGACCAAGCCAATATTGAAATGTTTGGCTTACGTACCGAAGATCCAGTAGAAAACCACTTCTTTTGTGAGCCAAAAATAGCTCGTCATGCCGCACAGCTTCGCTTACAACGTTTGCTTTATGTGCGTAACGAATATGAGTTTAATTTGGGGTGGAAGTACTGCCGCTTGGAGCCTATGGATATTGTCACCATTACGGATGAAGCACTGGGCTTAAATCAATTTCCTGTACGTATTACACGCATAGAAGAAGATGAAAACGGCGAGCTTACCATCACAGCAGAAGAGTTGGCCTTAGGTTCAAGATCAGCTATCGAATATGACTCACAAGCCTCTAACGGTTACCAAGGCGGAAATGAAGAGCCGGGTAATGTGAATGCACCTGTTATTTTTGAACCTCCATTGGATCTAACAGATGGTAAGAATCAGGTATGGGTTGCGGTGTCTGGTGGCATCAATTGGGGCGGCTGTAATGTATGGGCAAGTCTGGATAATACGACTTATGAAATGATTGGTACTATTTACGGTTCTGCTCGATATGGCCAATTAGTTACGGCCATTGATGCCGATGACACAGCGTTACAAGTTGAACTCAATACAGTCAGTCAGATTTTTAGCGGCACTTTACAAGATGCGCAAGCCGACCAAACGCTTTGTAAAGTCGGTGACGAGTATTTCAATTATCAGGTGGCCACTTTAAACGGATCTGGGCTTTATACGTTGAGTGATGTGTTGCGTGGACGTTTTGATGATGCCACGATTCATAATGCGGGTGAGCCTTTTGTACGTCTTGATCGGGCTATCTTTAATTATCCTTTTAATGAAAATCTGGTGGGCAAACAGATCTTTTTGAAGTTCACAAGCTTTAATGGCCTAGAACGTAAAGAGCAAACATTAGATGAGGTAACGGCATACAGCTATACATTGTCTGGTGGACGACCTGCAGGTGTTAAAGGCTTATCTCTTCAATCGCCGTTTGTTGGTACCACATTTAAAGTTCAATGGCAAAGCTCAACCGGTGCAGATGGGTACCGTGTGCAAGTCTGGTCAAATGGTGCAATGATTCGGCAAGTTGATACAACCAATACGGATTATAGCTATTCGATTGAAGAGGCTAAAACGGATGGTATAGGCCGTGCTTATACAATTCGTGTTGCTAGTAAAAACGGCGACCAGATCAGCACCTTTGCAGAATTAAGTATTAGCAATCCGGTACCGCCAGTACTTCTAAATGTTTATACCTCAGCGACTATTGACTCAGTCACAGTGACATGGGTCCCTAGTGAGGTTCCGGATCTGAAAGATTATGCTGTTTGGCTCAGCAGTACTTCTAATTTTGATCCAACAAAAACGCCGCCTTCATGGACCGGCACAGAATTAACAACCACAATTGGAGGGTTACAACCAACAACACCATATTACATTCGTGTTGCTGCACGTGATGTATGGGAAAACACAGTCTGGAACTATTCAAATCAGATTACTCAAAGTACTTCTGAAGCTTAATTTAAATTAATTCATAGCACCTATTTAGGGTGCTTTTTTTTGCCTACTTCTGGAGTAAAAGGCATGGAACCAGTTTCTACGAGCGGTTTAACAGCATTATTAAAATTTTATGGGGCAGCAATTATGGTGACTTTAGCGGTTGCCTTAGTTGCAGCAGTTGTATTGATGACACGTATGCCACGTTCACCTCAAGAATGGGCAGTGGGGCTCATTTGTACGGTTGTATCAAGTCTTGCAGGCGGTTCATTCATTATTGTGAAGTGGGGGCTTCATGAGTGGATTACAGATGTTTGGGGCATGATGGCACTAGGTGGATTCTTCTTCGTTTGTGGTATTCCTGGTTGGGCTTTGGTTCGGTGGACATTTAACTTTATCAATAAACAGGAAGGTAAGACGATTATCGAAGTAATCAAAGAAGTTAAGAAAGCCAGAAATGATATCGAAAACAGTTAATGCCGCCTTCGGGCGGTTTTTTTCATCTAAAGGAAACCGAAATGAACATTGAACAATATCTTGAAGAACTCATTAAACGCGAAGGGGGGTATGTGAATAACCCAGCGGATCGAGGAGGTGCTACCAAATACGGCATTACTGAAGCAGTAGCACGTGCAAACGGGTTTAAAGGTAACATGCGAGATTTACCACTTGAAACAGCAAAAGCTATTTATAAAAAGCAGTACTGGACAGCACCACGATTTGACCAGGTGAACTCTGTTTCTTCTGCAGTTGCTGAAGAGCTTTTAGATACCAGTGTAAATTGTGGTACCGGCTTTGCAAAACCTCTATTACAACGTGCTTTAAATTTGCTGAATAACCAGGGCAAAGCAGGGTGGTCAGATCTATCAGTAGATGGAATTTACGGCCCAGCCACATTAAATGCGCTTAAAACATATTTGGCCAAACGTGGCAAAGAAGGAGAGAAGGTTTTACTGCGTGTGCTCAATATTATGCAGGGCCAACGTTATATCGAAATCTGTGAACGCAATCCTTCACAAGAACAGTTTTTCTATGGTTGGATCGCTAACAGGATCTCATAATATGAAAACCTTTCATTGTAAGCGTTCTAAGTTTGGATTAATTCTATCAATGCTGTGCATTCTTTTGTCGGGATGCACAGCTCATACAATCAATAACAACGTAAGTGTCGGGATTTGTGTGAAAGCTCTTTAGAAAGTATCTAAAGTTTTGATATATTTAAAGCTAATATTTAGAGAAAACAAAATATGAAAATTTTTGCTTTAATTTTTTCAATTCTTTGGATTATTTCTGTTAGTGTAATTTTATATTTTAAAGTAACCCTGTGGGGGCTTGACGCTAATAATCTTAGTCTCATTCTTTCGGCTATTTATGCTCTCATATCTTCTGTTATGTATTTTTATCCTTCCAATGAGGCGACAATTAAGCAAACTGCTACAGCAGATAATAAAAGTAAAGTTACTCAGGTCGGAAGAGATTATACAGGTAAATAATTTAATGGAGATATTTGGAATGGGTGACAAAGTAGAACAATCAGCTGAAGCGAGCAACAGAAGTAATATTAATCAAGCAGGGCGGGATATCAATAATAACTATGGTCCTGGAATGTTTGAAATTATTCAAACTATCGATTATCAAGTAAGAAGTCAGTTTGAAGGACTTCTTCATAAGCATGCGCCAGTATTAATCCAAAATGAGATGCAAAAAGTTGAAGCATCAGTCAATAGTTTTAAAGAGACAATGAGTTCAAGATTGTCAGAACAATTCGAAATCTTGAAAACTTCTTTAAGCGAAGAATTATCTGGAGAAAAATTAATAAAAGGTGTTACGGATTCAAATTTTCAATATTTATTTAAAGATAGTTTAGAACAAGTTATACGTAAGAAAGAGCAAGCTCCTCAACAAGTTCTTGTCGAATTATTACTAGATAAAGTTAAGTCAGACAATAATTCGGATTATTTGGTAGATGAAGCTATCGAAGTTCTAAAGTATTTAAATAAGAACCACGTAAATTTTTTACTTTTTATTGGCATTACTCGGAAAGAAATGAGAGTGAAATTTGATAATTTGAGTAAAGAGGTACTTGAAGAATTAAAACTTTCATATTTATTTCAAATTAGATGGACATTAAATTACTTATTACAGTTTGATATTTCTGAAATTGATCTGGAATATCTGTCTTATAAAGGTTTAATTCAAGAAGATAAGATATATGTTGAGGATAAAAATATCTTCGATGCAATTTGTGAACATTGTATTCCTGAAGACCTAAAAAATAAGTTAAATAAAACTAACGAAGAGCTAATAGATATCTTTATTCCTGAATTGCCAATTATTTTAGAAAAGTTTGGTTTAACTAAACCTTATACTTTTAATGTTTTGAGTAAGGTGGCACAAACGATCGTTAATAAAAGTTATGGGAATATTGTGATGTCTATTCAGAAACATAAGGATTTAAATACTAAGATAAGACAAGAGTGGAATTTAGCTTTCGTAAAGATGATTACTCAAAATAATATAAAATGGTGATCAAAATAGATAACATTATTAATTCTTTATAAGTAATAACTCATCCCACCGAAATGGATTTCGGCTCAATTTATCACGCGACATCGACCAGGTGCGACCGGGTATAAAGCAGGGGCCGACGCCTAATTTTTTCTTGCCGAATTTTGTGTGCACGTTATCAAGTGCTTTCATTAATTGTTCTTTCTTATCGATGAGCTCAAAGTCGGTTAATAGGTCATAAGTATGGCCAGATTTTGGCTCTAAGCCTGTCAACACAACACCACACTTCTTATATTTAATTCCTTCCTTATAAATCTCATCTACCATCCTTGTTGCTGCTCTTACAAAATCAATTGCGCAATCCGTAGGTTCAGAAAACGAACCTGTAATTGATTTATTGTAGAACGGCACATTTGGGTCGAAAGGGTTTGACTGTACGAAAGCAATCATACATCCACATAACAAGCCTTCATCCCTTAAGCGTTTACACGCATCCTGAGCATACATTGAGATTGCTTCTTTTAGATCCGTTAATTCAGTTACGCGGCCACCGAAAGACCTAGAGGCAACTATTTGCTTTTTTGATGGGGGAGTGTGCTCGATCTCAATGCATGAGATGCCAAGTAGTTCGTAGATCGTGCGGGCCATGACGATAGAAAATTTCTTTTGCATCTCTCGAGGTTCAGCACAAGCAAGGTCTAATACTGTTTTAACTCCCATAGAGTGCAACTTCTTTGCATGTTTACGACCAACGCCCCAAACTTCCGAAACATCTATCTGAGCAAAGTAATACTCTTTGTTGCACGGATCCATATTCACGAGATCGCACACACTGTTAAAGCCGGGGTTTTTCTTTGCAATGTGATTTGCAATTTTAGATTCTGTTTTACTTCTACCAATACCGACACAAACTGGTAATCCGAGCCATTTCCATATTTGTTGGCGCATTTGCTGGCCAACTTTCTCTAAATCAAAGTTCTTCTCATAAGCAGTGAAGTCAACAAAGCATTCATCAATAGAATAAGGCTCAACTTCTTCATCAGTTACATACGAACTCAGAATCTTATGAAAACGCCTCGACATTTCTGCATACATTGCATAGTTGCTTGAAAGTACGATTACGTTATGTTGCTGAACAATATCTTTGATCTGGAATAGCGGTACACCCATTTTTATATTTAGGGCTTTTGACTCATTGCTTCGCGCCACGGCGCACCCATCATTGTTACTGAGAACAATCACAGGCTTATTGTTCAAACTAGGATCAAAGACTCTCTCACATGAAACATACATATTATTGACGTCAATCAAGAAAAAGACTTTGTTCTCATGTTTCATGACTTATTTCTTATCATTTTAATAATGCATGTAACAACGCCCCAGATAATTAGTTCCTGGCCTTCTTGTAGATAGATATTTTTATAATCTGGGTTTTCGGCTTTGAGCCATTTCTTGGACTCTTCAATCATTAAGCGCTTAACCGTAAAATCATTATCAATTAGTGCAACCACAATGTCGCCGTGTTTAGCATCTAAGCTACGATCGACAATGAGCTCGTCATCAATGTCGATGCCAGCGTTGAGCATTGAGAGTGATGCGACTTTGACAATGAAAGTTGCAGTTTCATTTTTAATTAAGTGCTCATTCATATCGAGCGCTTTGTCTATGTAGTCTTGTGCAGGAGAGGGAAAGCCAGCGGAAATTTTTTCTAGAGCGTAAGGGACAAGTAGGTGAGTTGATGGTACAACTTGCTTGATTGAAAAGGCTTCAGATAAAACAGCGCCTTGTGTGAGGTACGGTTTTATCTGGATAATGGATGGTGCAATTTCGCTCATAGAATATCCCCTAACTTGAATTTGTAACATATTCAAGATGATATGCTAGAGCTTAGTTAAATTTCAAATTTAAAAAGTTGTGGATAAATAATAACTAGTCGTAACTTGTCGCGCTGAATGATGCATTTGGTCGGAAAATCAACGGTGCTAATTTGCACTTTTTTTAGGTTTAGGGAAGTAGTCAGCAGTAAATTCACCTAAGGGCATTTCAAAGAAAAATTGATCAGCATCTTCTTTCTTACAGTTCAACCAGTCTTCTCGATATTCTTCAGGGATTACAATAATCGATCGTTTCTCATCTTCTGGTTTATGAAACTGCGACATGAAAGAGTGGTTGTCCGCATTAATTGTAAGCATAGACATCGATCTGACTTGCTGTCCATCGATCACAGTTGAGTCGTATATAGCCGCTACTGTAAAAGGTAACCCGTCTTCTCTATAAATTCCCCAACGTTCTGCTTTGCCATTCACATAACGTGGTTCAAAAATTTTTTCGACTGGTATTAATGCAAATTGGCTTTTAGCCCAAGCGTGTCGGAAGCTCGGCTTTTTATCTACCGTCTCCGTTCTGGCGTTGTAGGTATACTTTGAGAATTTTAAATCATGGTTCCATGGTGGAATCATACCGAACTTAACCTGACGCCATTCTATGTGCCCATCTTTAGAAAAAATAAGAGGGCAGTCAAATCCCGGATAAACATCCGCTTTATATTCGAAAGTAGGTTCGAATAGGTCTAGTAGGTGTGCCCGGTCCTTTGAAATAGGTTCATAATTTGCGCACATAATTAACTCGTTCAGGTTAATTCACTTCTATCAAATGTAACTTTTATATTACCTGTATTGTTATCAATACGTTCTATTTTTCCGTTCTCATTCCTAGTTAATTGAATGTATTTTACATATATGGTAGTTACGTGGTCATTACCGTCTTTATCTAAATAGTGTAATTCGATTTCAAAAATTTCATTTCCAGATAAATTAGCAGGGTTTATTTGGAAATGAAATTTACAATTTTCATCTTTAAATGATTTATTGTATGGAAAGCCATCGATAAGAGTATCTGGTACTATTGGACGAACTTTTTTATTGATTTTAAAAGTTTGTGGATCGGATTTCACAATAGGAAAAATACGATTAACTTCACCAATTACTGAAAATTCAATAGTATATGTACAAAAGACATGAGGTATCGAAGGAAAAACTCTTGACTCAATATCTGAGAAAATAGGTTTAATTAATTTTTTTCTATTTATCTCCTTTTCTTCTAATATCATCAATTGTTTTTGAGCGATATGTAGATTTTTATCAGTCTGTCTGAATGTAAGTAGCAGCCAAAGAAAAGCTAATGGAGAAAATATTCCAGCAAGTAGACTGCCAAAACCACCAAAATCGATAAGTTCTGATTTAATACCAACATTACTCCATGAATAATCGTCAGGTTCTGCTAAAAAACAAATATAAGAGATATAGATCAAATATATAAAAGTTAGTGCATAAGGTATTACTTTTAACAGATTAATTTTACTAAATATTTGTTTTTTTAAATTAAGTAATTTACTAAGCATGCTATTGGCACCTATCATAATAAAAATTAATACGGCTATTATATTGAGCCCAGCTAGAAATGCGATCCACCCACCACTACTTCCTTTTCTTTAGTTAGCTTAGTATCACGCTCATAACTATATAATTATTTTTCAAGCCTAATGACCAGCCGATCTCTTTATAGAATGGTTCACCATACTTAATAGTATGTTCAATGTAAAAGTAGACCCAATCTTTCATTTGCAAACTCTCAATTTTTTAATAAGTAATTTATCATTTAGGACCAGCGTAATTAGCCCAACTATTCACAATATCTGCTTATAATAATATTGTTATGCTCAATCCATTTTTCTTTCATATTCCTTATTGATTTTTGTTCAAAGTAGATTCGGTTTTTGATCAAAGCTTTTGAAACGTCAGATAACACAACATTTTCAATCATATTCATAGCTTTTCGAAGATCATCAAAAGTTACTTGGACATACCCATCGGTTACATCGTTGTCATCATCACCAACCATGTGATTGATGAGTTTTTTAATTGTGTAACTACCAATCGCTAAACTATTTGCGATAGTTCCGAAGGTTCTTCGTAAGTCGTGAAATGTAAATTCAATACCAGTTGCTTCAGTTATCGTATGACGAGCTTCTCGCTTATCAACGATATGTGAATCAGGCGTATCACCAGCGAAAACATACTTATTATTGCCAGCAAGTTTTTTACGTTCTGCCAAGATATACCAAAGCATTTCTCCCATCGGTAGGAGAAGGTCTTCATGATTTTTCGGATCCTGAATTTTTATAGTTCCATATTTTAAGTCAACATTTGCCCATTCTAGTGTTTCACCTTCTTCTCTTCGGAATCCGGTTAGGATTAATAGGAGTAAGAAGTCCTGATTTGTGTATGCACGATGATTTAAATTTTGATTGCCTGCCCACCAAGTCGTACACACGGCAAGTGACCAGTCGTGTATTTGGTCTGCTCGAATATATCCCTTACGACGCTTTATCTTGTTCCATTTCTTCTCTTTGTAAATAACTCCAACAGGGCTTTTTTCTGTGATAATTTTTTCATCATTATCGTTATATAGAATTGAAGCGTTGAAGTTGTAGACAGCAGATAAAAACTTCATTGCAAGATTTGCTTGCGCTAAACTCCGTACAGATAAATCCATATGCTTGTTTAGAGTCATTTTCTGAGAAATTTCAGTAATTTTGATGTCTTTCCAATCTTTAAAATAATCATTAGCACATCGGTCGTAAGCATTGATCGTATTAGCGCTTAGCTTCTTTTTACTTTTGTAGACTTCATAAGCTTGTTCAAGCGTTGGGATTAATTCATTAGCTTCTTTTTCGGATTTAAAGTCATTCTTTAATTGTCTTTTTTGAGCAACCGGATCAATGCCCTGGTGCATCATTAACAATATTTTTTTAGCTTCTGTACGTGCTTGCTCAAGTGTGTATACACCATGTTTACCAATAGACTTCCTTTTGTTGCGTCCATCAGGCATTCTCGTTTCAACAAAATAGGTTTTCGACTTTGTTGCAATCAAGCCAAAGCCAATAGTAACTGAGTCACGATAAAATTTACTTCCGCTTTCTTCGAGCGGGATGTTGTCGATAAATGTTTTTGTAAGTTTATATCTTTGGGTCATGGTGACTTAAAAAGTACGAAACGATACGCAGCAATATACCACAATATTTCTGGAGCCTACTATAAGCCTATTTTTGATTGATTTGGTTGAAAATAATAGGTTTTTAAATTGATGATTATTGTCTTAAGTTATTGTTTTTATATTGAAATAAATGCTCCGAAGATGCCGCTGCATGTGTCGTTACCCTGAACCCGATGAGTTCAAGGTGGACGCGACGTATACTTGCTGGGTTTCC